CCCCGCCTGCTCCAACGCCACCAGCCCCAACGCCACCAGCCCCAACGCCACCAGCCCCAACGCCACCAGCTCCAACCCCACCTGCCAAATGTTCGGGATGCAACTGTGTTTGTATCAATGGTGTATGTAGTACTAGGATATGCTAATTGAATAAAATAGTAGTAAGTGATATAATGAAGAAAAAGGAGACGGGGCTTGACCAAGAGACATATTATTTATTTAAATAAAGATAATGAAGTTATTTTTCCATTTTTGTTAGATAGCGAAAATTATCTTGAAGAAATGATGATGGCTGCTATTGATTCAAATCCAAGGCTTATACAGATAGACGGTAATTGTCCAGCTGAATATGGCTGGAAGTACATCAACGATACTTTAATTGATCCAGATGGAAAGCCATGGGATAAAAGTCTTTATCCTGAAAACAGCTCTGTTATAAGGGTTATCTTTGTCGTGGATGAAGATGTGGCTGCATTTATAAAATGGCCTACTAATAGTCCAACTTTTGAAAAAACTTTAGAACAAATAATGGACAATCCAACAAAGGTTGAAGCAGATCCAGAACAATTTATAAATATTGGTTGGAAGTACGATGGTGAAAAATTTTACGATCCAGAAGGGATAGCATAAAATGGAAGAAAAAAGTGCTTGGCAAAAATATAAAGAAAAGATTGGCGATACTAGGCCTTGGGACATGTTAAATCCAAATACTGAATGGAGCACCGATGAAGAATCAAGTAGAAGATTTGAAATATGCAAAGCATGCCCAGAGCTAATAAGATTGACAAAACAATGTAAAAAGTGTGGATGCTTTATGGCTGTAAAAACAAAAATACAATCAGCTGTCTGCCCAATGGAAAAATGGTAACGTGGAAAAACATATTATCGCTCCAGGAATATTTATATACAAAAATGTTTTGCCAGAGTCAAAAGATCTTATCAAGGAAATTGAAGATTGTGTTGATCACAGAACAGCTTCTTGGGCTGCATCCGCAGTAAGGACAAATAAAGAAGAAAGCATAAATAAGTTTATTAGAGATACAGACTCTATGGCTGTTCCATATTTGGGTGGTAAAAACGAGGATTATCAAAACTTTCAGGATTCTTTTTATAAAACATTAAACAACGTTTTTTTTGAAGCATTTACTCCTTGTGAGCAAGAATACAAGTCTTTTTTTGGAATAGAAACTGAATGGCATGATCAATGGGGTATTTTAAAGTATGGCGTAGGTCAACACTTCAGCAATCATATTGATGATAGTATTGCTTATCATAGAAGAATATCAACTTTATTTTACATGAATGATGATTATGCTGGTGGGGAGATTAATTTCCCCAGCTTTAATTTATCAATAAAGCCAGAAGCAAATGACTTTATTTTATTTCCATCAATATATACATATAACCATTCTGTAAGTCCAGTAATATCTGGAACAAGATACTCTGTTGTAAGCTGGTTGAGGTAGTATATGAAGCCACCTCAAAAAATAATTGATGTCTTTAATAAAGAAGATTTTAAAAACCTTTTAAAAACTTTTAGTAAAGATAGGGTGGCTACTTTTAACTTTGATCCACATTTTTCAAGGCATGTTGCAGATCAAAACGATGTAAGAGAGCTGCAATATTATTTTGAAAGCCTGACTAGTTTGGCTAGAGAGATATTTGATGCACCAACATTGCTTCCAACTTATGCATTATTTGCACAATATAGTGGGGAGAACGCAAAGCTATGGAAGCATAAAGATGATAATGCTTGCACGTATACGATAGATTTTTGTTTATACCAAAATTACGCTTGGGACTTATGGGTTGAAGGAAACCCCTATACACTCTTTCCAAATGAAGCATTGGCATATTACGGCAATGATCAAGAGCACTGGAGAAATAATTTTCCTATGCCTCAAAAAAATAAAGTTGCAATGATATTTTTTCATTTTGCCGATGAGGATCACTGGTATTTTAAAAACGGACCAGATTATGTAGATGCTGATATTATAAAAAACAGGAGATAGTTATGAAAAAAATACTCGTAAGTATTGTAAACTACTGTGATCCAGAATTTTATTCTACAGTAAAAGATTTGTGGAATAATTCTGCAAATAAAGAAAACCTGTTTTTTTCTCTTGTTTCTGAAGATAGCAAAATCCATGATTTTAGCTTTATGCCATCTGATCAACTTTTATATCGTCATTTTGATGCAAGTGTATATAGGGGCGGTGTGGCGTGGGCAAGAAATCTTGCCGTATCCGTAGATTTTAAATATGATTATTTAATTCAGTTTGATTCTCACACATTATCTAGTAAGGGCTGGGACGCAAATGCTCTATATACATATAACTCTATATCTGAAGATAAATATATAATATCTTACTGCCCAGCAAATTATGAAATAAATCAAGACGGCAGCATTAATTATGAAGTAGATCCAAAAATGTCAATGATTGCTGAAGAGTATAAAGGATTTATTCCTGGATTTAATTTTCCAGGCTACCATACTCTAGAAGCTAATCAGGTAAAAGCTGGGTACTGGGTTACATGCTGTTATCTTTTTGCCCCTTATGAATGGGTTGAAGAAGTTGGAATAAGTAAAGATTCTTCATTTAATACTGAAGAGTTCAGCTTGTCTTTAAGAACGTACAGCAAGGGTTGGAAAATTTTTGGTGTTGGATCAAGAGATACTTTTCACCACATGTCTCATCAACAGCCAGATGGAGTTATTACAAGAAGAAGTTTGAGGCCTTGGTCAGATGATAGAAAAAATGCTTACTGGGAACATGTTGAAAAACAAACTAATTTTACTTCTAGGCTAATGTCTGGCCTTGAAGATGTACCTTTAAATAAAGTTGAAGAGTTTTTTAACTTGACTGGAATAGAAAAAAGGTATATGATTAATAATGAAAATTATTATTTTCATGTAGATATAGAAAGCCGTGGATATGGTATGCCACCAAGAAGATAGTTTGTGCTATAATATAATGAACAAAGGATGATAGATGGATAAAAACGAATTAATTGTTTTGGCTTTACAGCAAAGAATATCCGAAATTGTTTCGCAGTATGAAATGCAAATTGCCATGATACGTGCTGATTACACTGAGTTGAGTGAATTGAAAGCAGGTACGGACAAAGAAGTTGAAAAACTACATCTTGATTTTGAGAGTCAAGTAAAAGGCTTTAGAGATTTAGTGGCAGATTTAAATAAGAAAATAGAAAAATATGAAAAGGGCAAAAAAGTTGAAGCTAATCAAGTCACAAAAGAAAAAGCTAAAAAAACAACACAATCCCGCCGTCCCTAGCGGATTGATAGCACATACCGAAAAGGGATATTTTTATATTAAGGGTAACAAGCGTTTTAAATTTGTTTCAGATAAAGCGATGCAATCTTGGTCATTACCAATTGTTGAAACTTCAGAAGCAATGCTTGTCAACTTTTCTACGGCGGGAGTTTTAGGATTCCGTGATGGAAGTTTGATCCATGACATATCAGATGGTAGAATATATCTTATAAGCGATTCAAAACGTCGCCATGTAATTGATCCCGATGTGCTAGAATGGCTTGATAGTGAAATCATTAAGGTAGGACAAAAAGAAATTTTTGTTCATCCAGAAGGAGAAAAACTATAACATGTATCAGCCTATCAGGTTTTGGACGAAACGTGATAGAAGGATCAGTAAAGAAGGATATGTACTTATAAAAGTACCTGAGCATCCTAAAAATTTTAAAGGCTGGTACTATGAACACCGCCTAATAATAGAAAAACAACTAAACAGAACAATCGAAGACTGGGAAACTATTCATCATATTAATCATGATAAAACTGATAATAGATTAATCAATCTTTTTCTATGTTCAAGAATAGAACATAATAAAGCTCATGTAGCTTGACAAAACAAAACACCTAGTAGTATAATTGACTAAACCTAAACAAAGGATTATATGAGTAATGACTTAAAGTGGATGCTATCATCTGATCAGCAATTTCCATATCAAGATGACAAAGCTATTGAATTATGGTTTAAGGTCATGAAATCTTTCAAGCCAGATGTTGTTGACTACTTGGGAGACACAGATGATCAAGCATGTTATAGCAAGTATACAGAGGGTCGTTCTGCAGAATTCATGAAGCTCCACAAAGATGATAGCAAGGATCTTATTGTTCCCATGATGCGACATGAAGCAAAGGGTGCAAGAGATTTCTATGCTAAGACCAGAGAGATGCTCCCGAATGCACAGCTATTTTCAGCACTAGGAAATCATGATATTAGAATCTTTGACTATGTTGACAAAAAGCTTCCAGAGTATGCCTCAGAGGTCACTCCAGAATCCTTGTGGGGCTTGGATTCGCTAGGATACGATTACATTTACTATAATGAATTGCCTAAGCAACGATTTGGAGACATCCATGTTCACCATGGACTTTCAATTGCAGATACTGGTGCAGTTAGAAAAGATATTGATGACCTACAAATTTCTTTAATTAGAGGTCACTCACACAGAATCGCTTCACACTTCCAGACATACGAGCTACCAGTGGCGACGGGTGGAAGAACAATCCGTGGATACGAGATTGGGCATATGTGTGATGAAAAGAGTGATGGAATGAAGTACACTCAGAATCACAACTGGCAAAAAGGTTTCGCAATTGCACATATTGAGAATGGTCAACATCCTCATGTACAAATTGTGGAAATTTCCCCTAACTACACTTGTGTAGTTGATGGAAAATTATTTAGTCTATAAGGAGACAAAATGAAGATCACAAACTCAGAGAAGACTCTGGTTGAGCACTACGTATATGCAACTGCATCTGCAGCCGTCATTCTTTGGCAGCGTGGCGGATCAGCAAACCATAACCTAAAGCATGTTGCATTTGCAGCAATCTATGGAGTTATTGGTCCAGTTCTTGCAAAGATTAACCCACGTGGTTTGGTTGCAAAGCTAACAAAGCAAGAGCACCTGTCTGTACCAGAAGCAGCAGTACTTACTAATGTTGTCGCAGCAGCACAGTCAGATGCTGAAAAGGCACTTGCAAAGGCAGCTAAGTAACAAGATAATTGAATAATGCTCAATTGTAAAAAATGCACAGGCAGGGTTTTTGTAGATAGAGTTTATTCTCAAAATTTACGAATTGAACTTTTCTGCCTATTGTGCGGTAAAAGATGGATGATCAAAAGAGACACTAGGTTTGGGGCATGGTTAGCAAAAAGAGAACATCAAGCACAACTCGGTTACGGTATTTCTATCTAAACGGATTGTTGCATAAAGTCTTAAGACGCTCACGTGCCGAGGACCTTTTGGTTGCTTGGGATTACCAAAATGGAAAGCGTGTTGCTTATAGCTTAACAGATGTTAATAAAAATAAGCAACATGCTTATCCTATATCCGAAGTTGTTAAAATTATAGGAAAACACGAAGATACTATAAATCTTCATATGAGACGGGGAAATTTAAAATACCCCCAAAGATCATATTCTTTAAATGGTAATAAAACTCCAGGAAAATATTTTTGGAGTGAGGATAATATAAGGGAGATGCATGATTTTTTTAAGACAGTTCATCGTGGTCGCCCTAGAATTGACGGCGGTGTTACACCTGGTGATATGCCCTCAAGAGCAGAATTAGAAGCTATAATGAAACAAGAAAACATATTGTATGTAAAAAACAATGATGGGGAGTTCATCCCAGTTTGGAAGCAACCTGAATGGTAGATAAGAAGTTAAATAAAGAAGCAAAACATGTGCTTGACCAAGCTCTTCGTGTGTTAGAATTCACAATGGATATAGCTGTACAAAGTAAGGACATTGATGCTATGATAGGTATATCTGACAGGTTAATGATTTTGTACCAGCATTTATCTGAAGGCGATGTAAAGAAATTTAAGCCAGGATTTTCTATGGGTCACAAGGAAGAAGTACAGAATGAATCAGACTAACGTTAAAGTTGATTTGCAATTCACACGCAACCTAGGTAATTATGAAAGCCTAAAGGTTGGAATTGGCATTGAAGATTTTAAGCGGGAGGGTGAAACTATTGATGAGGCTACCAACAGGGTATATGCTTTTGTTGAGGGTAAGTTAATGGAGAAGGTAAATGAAATTGAAGCAGAGCTTAATGCAGGCAAAGGTAAGAAATGACAAAAGACGAAGCAAAGGAAGCATACTCTCTAGTATCCCTTTTTTGCGTTTTGTATAAAGAAAAATACAAAAAGGTTCCCATTGTTAATAAGTATCGTGAAAAGTGGGCGATGAAAGATGTTGTTGATAGTGTAGGCTTTGATAGAGCAAAACAGCTTCTTGAGCAATATTTTAAGTTAAATAAGACCGATCATAATTTGACTTGGTTCTTTTACAACTTTGACAAGATTGATTCCTCACTGGTAGAATTAGAAAAAGATAGGGCCCGTCGGGAACTTATTATGAAGCAGACAGAACTAATGGTTAAAGAAAGAGACAATGAATACTGAGTCAGCAGTTATTACAGCCGTATGTGAGAACAAAGATATTTCTACAGTCCTTGCTGACAATATTGATGAAGTGTTTACTTCACACAGAGATGTGTGGGAAGGCCTAAAGTCATACTACTTAAAGTTTAAAGCAGTTCCAGATATTTCAGTTTTGACTGAAAGGTTCAAGGATTTTGAACCAGTCAAAGTAAAAGGCGAAACAGCATATTACTTAGATCAGTTAAAGAACGAATACCTTGCTAGCCGTTTACGCAACCTGCTATTAACCTCTGGAGCTAGCCTAAAGACAGAGGCATCTGCTCGTGTTATTGGCGATATGCAAAAAGAACTTACTGGCTTGGGCAAGCTTACTGCAAATATTCGTGATATTGATTTGACTGATTATAAGTCTGCAGAAAAGCACTTTGAGGCTGTTAGAGATCGCTCCAATATTATGGGCGGTAGCCCAGGAATTATGACTGGCTTCAAGGCTATTGACTATGCATACCCCACAGGAATGGCTCCAGGACACCTTATCGTGATGATTGGTTGGCCAGGTAAGGGTAAGACATGGTTCTCGTCCTATTTGGCTTGTAAGGCCTGGGAACAGGGATTTAAGCCCATGATCATTTCCCTAGAAATGACTCCTGAAAATATGCGTGACCGCATTTATACAATGCTTGGGTCGGGACTGTTTAAGTCCTCAGACTTTTCAAGAGGTAGTATTGATATGGAAGCATTTGATGATTGGGGAAAGAAGAAGTTCCTGGATAAGAATGGATTTATTCTAGTTTCAAATGAAGGTTCTGGAGTTGTAACTCCAACAACAGTTCAAGCAAAAATTGATCAACATAAGCCAGATCTAGTAATCTTAGATTATCATCAACTATTTGTTGATTCAAATAACTCAAAGGCTCCGACAGAACGAAACATGAATATCTCTCGTGAGTTTAAAATGCTTGCAATGAGAAACAATATTCCCGTGATTGATATTACTGCTGCAACAGCAGAAGAGACTTCAGATCATGACAATCCGCCTATGCTAAATCAAGTTGCTTGGTCAAAAGCAATTGAATATGATGCAGATATGGCAATTGCAGTTCACAAAAATCCTGATTCAAATGTTATGGAAATTGTTAGTCGTAAGAATCGTCATGGCAATGAATTCGGATTCTATCTTGATTGGGACCTAAATAGGGGTATAGTCACAGAGCTTTACGACAAAGCAATTGGCTAAATTTATGTAATGATCAATTAACTTGATATAATTATCAAGAAAGATTGGTGATCATGTACCCACGTAAGATGCATGACTTTTGGATTAACGGAACCATTAAAGATGACTCAAAATTCCAAAGCTCAAGGGAGAACTACGAAAGACTTTTGGTCCAGCAAATGCGGGACAAAGGTTATGTTCCTGTACTTGACATGCAGCCACAATTTAATATAAAATATAATCATGAGAAAGATCACTACACTTTCAACTTAGTCATGTACGGAATATATCTAGGAAAAGCTAAGTCGCTATTGTACGAAGGATTCTCTGGTCAGAGTTTAATACCTAAAGGATAAAAAATGGCAGACACATACACTAAAGCGGATCTCCGCTCTATTTTGCGTTCTTGTAATATAGAGATTATTTCTCAAACAGGAACAGACTTTCTTTGCTTATGCCCGTTCCATCATAATACAGATTCTCCAGCATTTGCAGCAAGTTATTCCAAAGGCCTATATGTTTGCTACAATCAAAATTGTAATGCAGCTGGAACGATACTAGATTTAGTTGTAAAATTAACTGGCAGAAATACTTTTGAAGCAATGCGTTTTATATCTTCAAATAAAATGTCTGATGCAGAGTTGCTTGAAGAAGAGTTGAAAGAATTGTTGGATGAAAAACCAGAATTTGAAGAATTTTCAGAAGAGACATTGGTTAAACTATACAATGGGCTTTTGGCAAATGAAAAAGCTAAAGATTACTTTGCTTCTCGCAAAATTAATTTAAGTTCCATAGCACATTTCTCTTTGGGTTATTCGGAAAATATGAATATGGTGACTGTTCCACTGCATAGTCCAGACGGCATTCCCGTTGGGGTTATTGGTCGTTCAATAGAAGGAAAGTCTTTCAAGAATAGCCCTAACTTGCCACGCAACAAAACCATGTTCAATCTACATAGAGCAAAACGAGAAGGCGGGACTATTATTGTAGTTGAGTCTAGTTTTGATGCTATCCGTTTATGGCAGGCGGGATTCCCAAATGCAGTAGCCACCTTGGGTGGTAGCATATCAGATATTAATATACAGAATTTAAATAAGTATGCATCTACCATTATCATTATGACCGATAACGATAAGGCTGGTAAGTCACTAGGGGAAACTATTGCTAATAAACTAAAGAATAAAAATGTATTGTGGGCACGTTATGATAGTTTAAATATGTATCCACATAATGCAAAGGATGTGGGAGATCTCACAGATGAAGAAATAAAGCAGTGTATAAAGAATGCTATTCCGCATTTTGAGTACGCAAATATAGACTAGACAAAGCAAACTCTACGTGCTATAATAAACACACAGGACAAATTAGAGTCCATTACACTAAGGAGAATATATGGGTATCGTAAGAGGCCTTAACGCACTAAATCAACAAATGGAAAAATCAGAGTATTCAGGCGATGGCCAAAAGGGTACCTGGTTAAAGATTAACGATAATCAATCTGTAAAGCTTCGTTTTATGCAAGAGATTGATCCAAATTCACCAGACTATAATGAAAAAGCAGGTACTGCTTTTATTGCCGTAGAGCACACAAATCCAGAACACTACCAGCGTAAAGCACTTTGTTCAATTGAAGACCAGGGCCGTTGCTTTGGTTGCGAAATGCATCGTCGTGATCCAAAGGCTAAGTGGGGTGGCAAGAAGCGTTTCTACGCAAATGTAATTGTAGATGATGGCGTAAAAGAGCCATACGTTGCAATTCTTTCACAGGGTCTTGGTCCAAAGGCTATTACTGAATCAGTAATTGCTTGGGCAGGAGAGACAGGTAGTATCACTAATACTAACTGGAAGGTAAAGCGTACGGGTAGCGGTGCAACAGATACAAGCTATTCAGCTATTCCACTTCCTACCGCAAATGTAGAGCCAATTGATTTTGATAAGTTCGAAATGTTTGATCTTGAAAAGACAGCAGTTCGTGATGTTCCTTATGCAGAGCAGGAAGCATTCTACTTTGGAACACCAACTGATGCATCACCTGCATCCACTAGTTCTTCACCTGCTGAGTCTTCATCAGCAGTTGAATGGTAATACCTACCTACTAAAAGAAAGTTAAACATGTCTGACTTTGTTCACTTGCACGTACACTCTCATTACTCTTTGATGGATGGTTTAAATACCCCTCATGAGCTTTTGCAGGCTGCAAAAGATATGGGTCAGACTAGTTTAGCAATTACCGATCATGGAACGTTGTCATCTCATAGAGATATGCAAATCGCAGCTAAAGAATTAGGCATAAAGCCTATACTCGGTCTTGAGGCTTATATCTCAGCTACAGACCGTTTTGATAAAAGAGCAGTTGCCAAAAGAGATGACAACACTTCCTTGTACAACCACATCATTCTTCTTGCAAAAGATGATTTAGGCTTAAAAAACTTGCAAAAGCTTTCTCAGATTGCTTGGACAGAGGGATACTACCACAAGCCTAGAATTGATATTGATTCGCTTTGGGAGTTCGGCGACGGTATAATTGTATTGTCAGGCTGTATGAATGGACTTATCTCAAAAGCTATTGAGCGTAAAGACCTTGATAAGGCAAGAGAATATGTCAAGATGTTCAAGAATCGTTTTGGCAAAGACTTTTACATTGAAGTGCAAGCACACAATCCTGTCGAATTGAATAACTCTCTGCTGGAATTAGCAGATGAGTTGGGGGTAAAACCAGTTGCTACAGGAGACTGTCATTTTGCAAAGAAAGAAGAGAGGGATTTGGAAGAATTACTCCTCATCCTCTCTACCAAACCCACGCAAAATAAAGAAGCAGATTATGAAAGTGGTCGTCAAAGATCTACTGTCCTTGATCGCTTTGATCATATTTATCCCGATAGGCCTATTAGTTTCGCTGATATTAACGTGTATATTCAATCCCGTTCTGAGATTGAAGCAGACTTTGTTAAAGCAGGTTTTGCAAGAACAGACATATACGAATCATCAATAGAAATTTCTGATAAGGTTGAGGTCTATGACTTTCATGAAAACCTTGACTTACTTCCAGTTCCAAAAAAGAATGCACTAAAAACACTTAAAGAGATGTGCGAGAAATCTCTCGTAGAAAATGGTTTAGACAATGAAACATATAGAGAAAGACTCCAAGAAGAGCTTCAAGTCATTGCTGATAAAAACTTTGCTAGTTACTTCCTTATTGTTGGCGATATGGTTGGTTGGGCAAAAGACAACAAAATCATGGTTGGCCCAGGACGAGGATCAGCTGCTGGATCTTTAGTATGCTATTTGATGGGGATTACAGATGTAGACCCTATCAAGTTTGACTTACTGTTCTTTAGATTTATTAACCCAGAGCGTAATGACTTTCCCGATATTGATACGGACTTTATGGACCGTCGTCGTGGAGAAGTTAAAGATTACTTGCGTAAAAAGTTTAAGCATGTTGCATCTATCTCTACTTATACTTACTTTAAAGATAAGGGTGTTATTCGTGACGTTGCAAGAGCATTCCTCATTCCGCTGGGAGAAGTAAACAAAGCTCTTAAGGGTGTTGAAACTTTTGATGAGTATGAAATTTCTACAAGTACAGCAGAGTTTAGAGCAAAGTATCCCGAAGTAACTAAATATGCTTCTATGTTACGGGGTAAAATTCGTGGCAATGGTATGCATGCAGCAGGTGTTGTTGTTGCTAAAGATGATATCAGTAAGTATGTCCCAATTGAAACACGTAAGGACCCAAATGATTCAGTATCGGGTCGCATTCCAGTTGTTGCTTATGATATGGAGCAGACAGCAGACTTAGGCCTTATTAAGCTGGATGTGCTTGGACTCAAAACTTTATCAGTCATTGATGATGCAATTGATATTATTAAGAAGAATAAGGGTAAAGATATTGTATTAAAACAAATTCCTCTTGACGATTCAAATGTTTTTGCTGACTTATCAAATGGTTTTACAAAGGGTGTATTTCAAGCAGAAGCCACACCTTACACCAATCTTCTTATGAAGATGGGCGTAGACAATTTTGAGGATCTCGCTGCATCTAACGCATTGGTTCGACCAGGAGCCATGAATACGGTTGGAGGATCGTATATAAGACGTAAGCGTGGAGAAGAGATGACCACGTATGCCCATCCAATTATGCAAGAATTTACAAAGCGTACATACGGCGTTATCATTTATCAGGAGCAGGTTATGCAGGCTTGCGTACACTTGGGCGGTATGTCATGGGCTGATGCTGATAAGGTAAGAAAGATTATTGGAAAGAAAAAGGATGCAAGTGAATTTGATGCGTATAAAGACCAATTTATCACAGGTGCTTCACAACACATTACTGTTGAGGATGCCACAAAGCTATGGCATGACTTCGAAGCTCATGCGGGCTATTCGTTCAACCGTTCTCACGCAATTGCTTATTCTATGCTCAGTTATTACACTGCTTGGCTTAAGCATTATTACCCTATTGAATTTATGTTTGCCATTCTTAAAAATGAAAAAGATAAAGATGCTCGTACTGACTACTTGCTTGAAGCTAAGCGATTGGGAATCAAAGTATTGCTACCTCACATTAATGAATCTGACCTTGACTTCAGTATCCAAGGAAACGCATTAAGATTTGGACTTTCCGATATCAAATACATATCTGGAAAAGTTGGAAGTAGCATTATAGCTAACCGACCATACAAGTCAATGTCTCATTTTACAGAAGAAGCGGGTAAAAAAGGTAGTGGTATAAACTCCAGAGCTATTGATTCTCTTAATGCAATCGGGGCTGCATCATTCAAGGATAACCCATTAAAAGGAACTGAAAATGAAAATTTGTATGAGTACCTAGGAATTCCTAAATTTGATACAGGAAAGCTAAGTCCTAAAATTAAAGCACAGGTTAACCCTCTTGAAGAATTTCTTGAGCAAGGCTGCTTTGTACTGCTTGCAATGGTTAAGTCAATTAAAAAAGGACCAACGTGGGCACGTGTGGAACTTGTAGATGATACAGGTTCGGTGGGAATTTTTCATGAGGTAAATACAAAGATTGAGCCAGGAATGATGTACTTCTTCCTCGTTGGAGATAACCGCATTCATAAGTATGTAACCATTGATGATGTTGTAAATGAAGTTGATGATACATTTGTTCATTGGCTTTACCGTGATAAATTAAAAATTGACATGGGTAAGAGACTTGTGTTAGACTTTACACACTATAAAACAAAAGCAAACAAGATGATGGCTCATATTATTTTATCTGATGCAGATAAAAATTTAGAGCGTGTTATTGCTTTCCCAAAGTTTTATTCTACAGCTCTCGGCAAGATGAGATCTGGTATGATTTGTGACCCAGCCATATCTAAAATGGATGATGGCACCCTATATGTTAAGGAGGTGATTTAATGACAGACGAAACAACATCAGTGGATACACCAGCAGCAGATCCAGGAGTTCAGATTAGCGTAGAACAAATTCTCGCATCTATTCTTTCTCTTGGACCAGTTACAGTTCCCCTTGAAAATCTTGTGGCAAATTACGGCGGTAAGAATATTGCTGTAAACCAAGACCCAGATACTAAGGCAGTGACATTCGAACTAGCAGATGTAGTTCTTGATGCTGCACCAGCAGAGGCAGAAAATACTCCTGCAGAATAGTGTATAATATAAGTATATGGCTGACTCCTATGTACTTAAAGGAACGGAGAACGAGTATCTTCTGGTTATTAGAGCAGAAGATGCGAAGGCAATCTATCTTGTTATAGATGCTTTGTCAGCAAGTCGTAACGAACAAATTAAAGAAGTAGCTATTGAATTAGAGAAGAGTTTACATGATAACGGAAGAGATTCTAGCAAAGCTGGATCCAAAAACAAGAGCAAGACTGCAACTAGCAACGACAGTAAACGTAGAAAAGCAAAAAACACCTAGTATTGGTTTAACTATGGGCCTAAAAGGTGGCTTAGGCTTTGGTCGTCAAGTTCTTATTTGGGGAAATAAGTCTGCTGGTAAATCATCTTTTTGTTTGCAGATGATTGCTCAAGCACAAAAAGAAGGCAAGACATGTGCTTGGATTGATGCAGAAGCATCTTATGACCCCGCATGGGCTGCAAAATTGGGCGTTGACTCTGACTCTCTTATCTATTCACCAGCTAAGTCTATTAATGATATGGTTGATGTTGCACAACAACTTATGGAGGCGGGAGTAGATATTATCGTTGTAGATTCTATCTCAGCACTACTCCCAGCCATTTATTTTGAGAAAGATAGTTCTGATCTTAAGAAGTTAGAGGACACCAAGCAGATTGGTGCAGAAGCAAAGGATATGACACATGCAGTCAAAATGCTTAACTACGCAAACAAAAATACGTTATTGGTTCTTATTTCTCAGCAGAGAAACCAATTTGGTTCTATGCATGCGTCGCATATCCCAACAGGGGGCATGGCAGTTAAGTTTTTCTCCAGCACCGTCATCAAGCTTTGGGCATCCGAAGCTGATGCAAATGCTATTAAGTCTGGAGTCCAAGTTGGTGACAAAATCATTGAACAAAAAGTTGGCAGGCCCGTTAATTGGATCATTGACTACAATAAAACTGGACCAATGGGACTCAGCGGTCAATATGATTTTTACTTCCAAGGGGATAAAGTCGGAGTTGATTCCGTTGGAGAAATCCTAGACACAGCAGAGATGATGGGCATTGTACAAAAGGGCGGTGCCTGGTATACGGTTAATGAAGAGCGTTTCCAGGGTCGTGCAAAAGCTGTTGAATATTTGCGGGAAAATCCAGATGTTGCTGATAAAATTAAACAGGAGATATATGACAAGTCTTGATAATTTTTTGGGAAAAACGCAGGACATAATTCATAAAGCAGAGGAGCATGACCTTGCACTAGGAATGTTCAGCTGTCAAAATATTCAGTGTGATGAAATAAATACAGAGGCAGAAATAGATAAGTTTAAGCACAAACTTAATTGGGTTTGTGCCAATGGTCATAGCTCGAGTGTGGCTTTTTAATGGCTTATTCAATAGATGCATATATGGATGACCGTAGTGTAATGTTAGAACCGTTGACTACAAAAAGAGATTTTTTTGATAAATCTTCTCATAAGTCTGCCTATAAATGCCTACCTATTTCATCAGCTAATCTAGTAGGATGGGGCGTATCTTTTGGAGAAGACATATCTTTTATTTGGGACGGAGAAGATGAAAATTTTCAAGACCACGTTAAGATCTTGTCTGGGTCACAATATATAGATGTTGCTGATAATGGAACTATATCTTTTAACACGCAATTTAGCTTAAAAACAAAAGATAGGGTAAGTATTTTTATTATGCCTGTACCAAATCAATTTTCTGATAGTTGGGCTGTAATTTCTGCAACTTTATCCACATCTTTTTATCACGATGCCATAAGATTTGGTGTAAAAATTTTAAAAGCAAATGAAATAATTACCATACCAGCAAAAACTCCTGTAGCATCAATTTTGCCAATATCTTTTACGGAACTAAATGATTCTGTAATAAATATTTTTGATTGGTCTGAGCGAGATTTTTCAGTATATAATGAAGATTATGCTAAAGCAATGGAGGATTCCAGATACGCACCAGATCTTGCTGGATTTTATAGAAACGCATGGAATCATAAGAAAGAAAAAATTGGCGAACATGAAGTTAAATATTTAAACTTAAAAACAGTTGAGGGTAAAAAATAATGTCAGAGCGTGGAGAAATAAAGCGTGATAAAGCAAAAGGCCAAAAAAATTCTGGGCGTGGGGATTATCAAAAGGGCGATGCGATCTGGCATGATTTTGTCGTTGATTATAAAGAGTATGCAAAATCAATATCCATTAGTAAGGAAATTTGGGCTAAAATTTGCACGGATACGTTTAAGGTCTCTAGGGATAAATACCCAGTTCTTAAACTTATCCTTGGAGGAGAGGGTCAAAAAACTAGACTCGCAGTAATTGAATGGGCATTATTTGAGCAAATGGTAGAAGCATGGGAAGAAAAAAATGTATAAAGTAGAAGCGTATCCAGATGATAGAAGTCAATCAACCGCAAAAATAGAACAGTTAAAAATGAAGCGGGATTGGATGCATCACTCCATATACCACTGTACACCTTTGTCGCTAGCTAATACCTTTGGCTATGGTGTTTATTTTGATCAGGACATATCTTTTACTTGGGATGGAGATGTGCTTCATCCAGCAGAAGCTATTTTGGGAAAAGAAATTATAGGTGAGGATAGAGGTGCAGGTACTGTAAGTTTCCATACAAATTTAGTATTTAAAACAGACGAGAATACAAGTCTATTAACAATGCCCGTTCCAAATCAAGAATTAAAAGATGCTACTGTTCTGACTAGCCTTTTGTCTACATCTTTCTTTACATCAAATATATCAATAGTTTGGAAATTACAAAAAGCAAACCATAAATATTTTATTCCAGCAGGTACCTATGTGGCTGCACTTTTGCCCATATCTTTAGCAACATTTCAAGAGACAGAAATAAATATTCATCCAGACGAATATTTAGAAGAAAAGCCTATTCATCAGCAAAAAGAATATTTAGATGCCCTAAGAGCTGGACAAAAAGAAAAAAAGTTTTTAAGATTGTATGAAAGAGGAATAAATCATCTAGGTGAAAAAATTGGAACTCATGAAGTTGAAAATTTTGACATGAAGGTAAACTATATTTATAAGGAGAAAAATGATTAATTCAGATGAAGTTGAAAAAATAATAGTTGCTCCACAAATCGTAATTTATAAAAATTTTTTGCAGTATTGTGATGAGTTGATAAAAGTAGTTGAAAGTAAATCAAAAGATAACTCGTTATGGCCACAGTGGGAGCCCTGGTATCAACAAGGATTGAATATTAATCAATTGTTCAATAGAGATCAATTTCAAGAAAAAAGTGATGATTCAGAAGATATGGCTCTTGAAAAAAAGATCTTGCGACATATTATGGAAGTCTATGATTTTATTCAAAAAGATTATTTATCTGAGTATGCAGGTGACAAAGGCGTATGGCCTCAATATATAAAGCAGTGGGATAAAGTTTGGGAAAAGCTTGACCCAGTGCATATCAATATATATAAGTATAGTAATGAGCATTTTGAAAGCATTAACCGTGAAGGCTTGATGCTGGAGTATCATGTTGATGAAATGCCAGAGGAAGCACGTGATGAAAGACCAGCTCATCAAGTTGTGACAATTACCTTTTATCCAAATGACGATTATGATGGAGGAGAGATATGCTTCTATGATGAGAGTGAGAATAAAGCCTATAAATATAAGCCAAGAAAGGGAGATGTAACAGTATTTCCTTCAGCAGCTCCTTTTTATCATGCAGTCGAGCACTTCTCTGGAGCAGACAGATATTTCATGAGAATATTTATACCTTACTTTTCATTTGGAGATAAAGAATGGGAAAAAAATAATATTACACAGGACAAAGATTTTATGGAAAAGCAGCAAAAGAAAGTAGATGATTTTGTAGCTAATTATACTCACGCAGTCACACTTCAATTTCCTGGAGAAAAAGTGGACATAGTGCGGGGTAAACTGGTACAATTAGATGAAGCAATCAAGATAATAGATTAGGTTTAAAATGTATAGCGTTGATGTTTATGTTAACAATCCATCTCTTCCTACTGCAAAAATAGAGCAGCTTAAGGTAAAAAGAGAATGGATGGAGAATACAATTTATAATTGCACTCCAGTTGTTGCAGCAAACACATTTGGCTATGGGATATACTTTGAGGAAGATCTTTCCTTTATTTGGGACGGAGATACAGAAGTTCCAGCTAGGGCATTAAAGGGAGAGAATGTTGTACGTGAATTGCGTGGTGGCGGTACTGTAAGTTTTGATACTAACTTGTTATTTAAAACTGATGAAAATACAAGCTTACTTACCATACCAGTTCCAAATCAACCAATAGAAGATGTTACTGTAATTTCAAATATATTATCAACTTCTTTTTTTAGTTCCGTTCTACCAGTAGTTTGGAAGCTAGAAGTGCCACATAAAGAATATTTTGTGCCAGCTGGAACTTACGTGGCATGCATAATTCCTATTTCAATAGCTCAATTTCATGATTCTACAATAAATATTCATGATAAAACTTTTCCGTTTAGGCATGTACATGGAGATCAAAATTATACAAAAGCATTAAAAGATGCCCAAAAAGAAGGCAAATTTTTAAAGCTTTATCAAAAAGGCATTGATCACTTAGGTAAAACTATAGGTGCCCATGAAATAAAAAAGTTAAATTTAAATGTAAATTATAGTGATAGGAATCAAGATGATTGATGAAACAAATATTGATGATTTTCAAGTTTGGTTTAGCCAAGGGCTTGAGAAGGGTTGGATTTCTGATGTAACATGTGCTACTCATGATGGAATTGAACCAATATCTGAAGAGGAAGCAAAAGAATGGGAAGATGGCGGGGATCCCTGCCAATTTGTAGTAAGAATACTAGAATAGGAGAAATAAGATGGATATATATGATCTAAGCTTTACAGATAATGAAGGTAATGAAGTCCCACTTTCTAATTTTAAAAATAAAGTGTTACTTTTTGTAAATGTAGCCAGTAACTGTGGCTTTACAAATCAGTATGCTGGATTGCAATTACTTCATGAAAAATATGCAGATAAGGGACTTCAAATTATTGGTTTTCCATGCAATCAATTTGGAGGCCAAGAGCCAGGAACTGATGAAGCAATTAAAGATTTTTGCAAAACAAACTATGGCGTTACATTTTTAATGTCAAAGAAGATTGATGTAAATGGAGACAATGCACATCCAATTTATAAATTTCTTACAGAATGGTCAGGCTCGGACATTGCTTGGAATTTTGAAAAATTTATTGTCAATAAAGATGCAAAGATTTTTAGAGATGCTCCAGATAGAAAGCCTGAAGAACTTGAAAGCGTAATCGAGGCAAACCTAGTATGACTGACAAGCCAGTGATTGAGTTAATAAGTGAACTTACAGAGTTCAATGATATGAAGGCATATATGAATGATGCTGATCTTGATTATGCACTTGACCTTATAATTAAGTTAATTGCTAAGCCTGATGTACCATCAACTAAAGCCCCAGATCTCATTGTTAAGATGCAAGCACTGGCTGCTAAGTTTGCTATTATGTCACGATATTATACAACTTTTGAAAAAGGTGGGGAAAACTCAAAGAAGAAAAACGTTTACTACACAGCAGAAGAAGCAATTAATAGACTAGTGGATGCCCTTAAGTATTCCGCAAGATTTGGAGCATAATGTACATGTTGAAAAAGCTTTTTCATAAGCACAAGACTGAGGATGTGGCTTGCCCATTTACTGGCAAGGTATATATTATGTGTATAAAATGCGAGAAGCGTGTGGGTATTCGCAATGGGTAGAGATTTAATTGCTAATTTAAAATTTCAAAAGCCTATTGAATCAGGATTTAATGCAATTGAGTTTGCAAAAATGTACGAGGAGGCAGTTTTAAGTGGTAAGAGGCCAAACGAATTTACTCAAAAAAAGACTTTTAGTCCTAGCGGTGTTGGCTACGGTAATGGTAACTGCCCTAGATACTGGTTCATTGCTTTTAATGGTGCTGAGTTTGAAAATGAAACCGATGCTATGGGTGTCGTCAATATGGATAACGGCACGTATGTCCATGATCGCATACAGAAAGTCATGGCTAAAACGCCAGTATTCAAAGCAAATGAAACAGAAGTTACCCATGATGATCCACCAATTAGAGGCTTTGCAGACACTTTTATTGAGTGGAATGGACAAGAAGTAGTAGGAGAAATTAAATCTGCTAAGCAAGAGATTTTTGATATTCGTCAAGCAGAAATGCAAGGGTTGCCATATCATAAAGTTCAATTACTTACCTACATGAAAATTCGTGGAGCTAAACAGGGATTTTTCTTTTATGAGAACAAGAATGATAATAGCTTTTTAATCATTCCAATTAACATGGATGAAAAAAATGCTAAGCTAGTTGATGATGTATGGGATTGGTTACGCAAAGTGTATGCAGCCTACGAGGCTGGAACTTTACCAGAGCGTACCTTTACTAAATCTCAGTGGGCTTGTAAAGGATGTCCTGTAAAGAAGGTTTGTTGGGCAGATAAAAAAGATTTGGGAGAAGTTTACATAGAACCACTGGTGCTTGAAAAATGAAGAAAGCAGTTTTATTTACAGTATTTGACCGTGTAGATTATCTTCGTGAAACCTTAGAAAGCTGGATTAACGTAGATCAAAAGGAAGAATATGATTTTTGTTTTTATGTAGAGCCTAGTAATGTATCTAAGCAAATTACAGACTTAATATATAGCTTTGAGGATAAAGCAGATGTTAATTTTAGCATACATTACAACGATAAAGTTCTGGGGACTGGCGGTAATACTTGGAGAGGCTTTACTGATTTATTCAAAAAATATGACTTTGTGATATTAGCAGAAGATGATGTTGTCGTGTCCAAAGATGTATTAAGATATTTTGATACTCTTGAAAAAATGTACCGTGATGATAATGAAATAGCTGTCATTTCAGCCAATACAAAGTGGGATACAACAGATCCAACAGCGGTAATACGTGAACAAGGCTTTAACGGCCTTGTTTGGGGAACTTGGAGGAAGTATTGGGATGATTATTTTGGACCTAACTGGGACAAAGATTACTCTTCAGATCCAGTTCATAATGGCTGGGATTGGCATTTAAATTTAAGATTGCTTCCAAATAATGGACTAAAAAATATAAATCCATTAGCATCAAGATCTAACCACATAGGTATTAATGGAATGCATTGTGATGAAAGTATGTTTCACCAAACAAAATCTTCTTCATTCAGAGAAGATCATGACTGGCTTTGGCTTGAGGAGGTAAATTTGTGATATGTGCATATGATAAATGTGGTCAAGAGTTTGAGCCAAGAACACATAACATGAAATATTGTTCTGATGAGCATTGTAGAATTGCTACTAACGAAAAATTACGTGCAGCATACTATGCAAAAAAAGATAGATTGGCTGGCAAAAAAAGAATTTGTTCGGGAAAAAATTGTAATTCTGAGTTAAGTAGATATAACGAGGACAAGATATGTTATTCATGTCAAAATTCTCAAAAAATATCAGACAAGATTGAAATGATGGAGATGATGCGAAGTGTCATTGGCAAAACTGGCAAAAAGTAAAGGCAGTAAAGTTCTTGGTATTGATGCAAGCACAAATAGCTTTGCATTTTGCCTTATGAATGAAGAAAAAGCTGTTAAATGGGGCGAGATTACATTTGAGGGTGCCGATGTATATGAAAGAATTCTTGATGCTAAGAATAAGATTAAATCATTTAAGCATACATTAGACTTCGACTTTGTTGTTATTGAAGCAGCTATTTCTGTAAAGTCTGTTCACGTTGGAATGAAGATGGCATACGTATTTGGTGCTATAATGGGAGAATTACTTAGTGATAATGTGGAGGTTGTTGAAGTTCATCCGATAACTTGGCAATCTTATCTTGGTAATAAAAACTATACCAAGGCGGAAAAAGATGCAATCAGAGCTGAATTCCCCGATAAATCCGACAACTGGATTAAGGGAAAAATTAGAGAGCGTAGAAAGCAAAGGACAATTAACTTTGCTAAAAATTTGGGAATCCAAACTGAGTCCGATAACGTAGCGGATGCTGCGGGAATTGCATGGTATGCGGTAAATGAAATTTTGTAAGGAGGTATTATAATGGCTAAAAGCACAAAACTTTGGGAAAACAAAGACTGGGTATTCAAGCGATATTCAGTAGAGAAGAAGACAGTTCTTCAGATGGCTATGGAGGCAAAGTGCTCCCATATGACAATCCAACGAGCGTTGGAAAGATTTGATCTAATCAAAAAACCTAGAAAGTGGACTAAGTAATGTTAAAACCTGTTTATCAAGATGTCAAGCAATTTTCTTGTAATGACCTTTATATGCATGCAAGTAGTGCTCCATCTGGTCATAGAATTTGGAACACATGTCATGAGATTGCTCAAATGCTTATTGAAAAAAATATATCCTATGGCGACTCCGCACTGTCCCCTAGCAGAATATTTGCACAGTCAGACGGTATCGAACAGATTAAAGTTCGTATTGATGATAAGCTAAATAGAGTAAAGAATAATCAAGGCTTTGCGGGAGATAACGATATTGATGATTTGATTGGTTATTTAATCTTACTTAAAATTGCGGTTGACAAAAGCAAGTCAGAGGGAGTATAATTAAGTATGCCAACATATGAATACAATTGCATGGAATGCGAGACATCAAAAGATATAGTGCGTGGCTTTAATGATCAGGAAGTAATTCCTCCTTGTGAAAGTTGTGGATATAAAATGACTCGTGTTTATTCCCCTGCAGGAGTTCAATTCAAAGGATCAGGGTTTTATAAAACAGATAATGGATAATGAAATAGAAGTTGCAGGTCAATTTGACCAAATGAACAAGGTGGTTGAGGAATTACTTAAAGGTAATACTCCCGCACAAATTTCACGTAGCCTAGAACTTACTCGTGTTCAAGTAGATACACATATTAATACTTGGAAAGTATTGGTCCAAGATAACAATGCCATAAAATCTCGTGCCAAGGAAGCTTTAGCTGGGGCAGATGAGCATTACAATATGTTGATCAAGGAAGCGTGGAGAACCTTAGAGCAAGCAGATGTGCAGGATGCACTCCCAGTAAAAACACAAGCATTAAAGCTTATTGCTGATATTGAGTCTAAGCGTATTGATATGCTTAACAAGGCGGGGGTCTTGGAAAACAATGATATGGCTGATTCCATCTTAGAGTCAGAAAGAAAACAAGATATATTAGTAGGAATACTTAGAGATGTAACCTCATCTTGCGAAACATGTAAGTGGGAAGTATCAAGAAGGTTGTCAGAAGTTACTGGGCAAATCGAGGCTGTAATTATAAATGAGTGATTTTGATGTCTTTTTAGATGCACTTACTGGTGATGAATTTTCAGAAAAGCCAGTTGCTTTAGAACAATTTGTCACAGACAAGCAATATCTAGGCCTACCTCCTTTATCTGAATTACAGTATAAATCTATTAAAGCATCAACTCAAATTTATAAAAAAGAAACTCTTTATCGTTTATATGGACCAGAAGAGGGCGAAAAAATTTGGAAACAAACCTGTTCCGAGGTTATTCTACAACTTGGAAAAGGTTCTGGAAAAGACTATACATCTACAATTGCTTGTGCGTACATGGTTCATTTATTACTATGTCTTTCAGATCCCGCAATATATTATGGTAAACCTCCAGGCGATGCTATTGATATTATTAACATTGCTATCAATGCTATTCAGGCTAACCGAGTTTTCTTTAAGGGATTTAATCAGCGTATTGAAAAATCTCCATGGTTCCAGGGAAGATATGTTGCTAAGGCAAACATGGTTGAGTTTGATAAATCCGTTACAGTTCACTCAGGTCACTCAGAAAGAGAAGCTTGGGAAGGTTATAACGTTCTCGTAGTTATTCTTGATGAAATCTCAGGTTTTGAGCTGGAGTCCACATCTGGCCATGATCAAGCAAAAACTGCATCATCAATCTATAAAATGTATCGTGCCTCTGTTAACTCTCGTTTTCCAGACTTTGGTAAAGTGATCTTGCTTTCATTCCCACGATTCAAGAATGATTATATTCAGCAAAAATACAATGAGGCCATTGCTGAAAAAGAAGTTATTATTAGGCATAAAATGCTTAAAGTAGACCCAGAACTTCCAGATGGCACAGTCGGAAATGAATTTGAAATTGAATGGGAGGAAGACCATATAGTTTCGTATAAAGTACCAAAAATGTTTGCCTTGAAAAGGCCTACATGGGAAGTAAATCCTACAAGAACTATTGAAGATTTTACTATTGACTTTTACACAGATCCAACAGATGCTTTGTCACGCTTTGCCTGTATGCCTCCAGATGCCACCGATGCATTTTTTAAAAATCGTGGAGTCATAGAAAAAGCATTTAGTAATCCAAAACTTAATGTTGATGAGTATGGTAGGTTTGATGATCATTTTACTCCAGATCCAGATAAATCTTATTTTGTTCACGTTGACCTTGCCCAAAAGCATGACCATTGTGCGGTAGCCTTAGCACATACCGAAAGCTGGGTAACAATGAAAATTGGTGATAAGTATAAAGAGGCAGCACCTAGAATTATAGTTGATGCTGTACGTTTTTGGACCCCAACTGCATCTAAATCTGTAGATTTTACTGAGGTAAAAGATTACATAATTAGTTTAAGACAGCGGGGATTCAATCTAAAAATGGTTACATTTGACCGATGGAACTCGCATGATATGATGCAACAACTAAAAGCAAATGGAATCAATACTGAATTGCTTTCAGTTGCCAAAAAACATTATGAGGACATGTCGCTTTGTATTACTGAAGAGCGTGTTTATGGCCCTCATATTCAATTATTGATTGATGAACTTCTTCAGCTAAGAATTGTTAAGGACAAGGTAGACCACCCTAGAAAGGGCTCTAAGGACCTTTCAGATGCAGTCTGTGGTGCCATATACAATGCGGTTGCCCTGACTCCCAGAGATGCCAATGGAGAGCTTGACATATATACTTATTCTGGCGTATTTGCTGGAGAATTACAGGAAATTAAAGATCAATCGGATGCTAGAATTGCAGCAAGTAATCAAATTCGAGTTCCAGATAAAAAAATTATGCCACCAAATTTGCGGGAATTTATGGGCATAGAAGAAGATGAAGATAATCCATTTCCTGTTGACAGCATGAGAATTCTGTAGTAAACTACAGGCATGATAGCAAACGGAACACTAACAACAATAGAAGATAGCACTGATATTTACGTATCTCTTACAGAGCTATGCGAATATTTTACTTCATCAAGCATTAAGATGAAACATGAAGCGTCAGACATTACTGGGCCAGATGCAAAATATGCACAAGGTATGGTTGATCTTATGTTTACAATTGCAAATGAACTTTGTGAATTTGGAAAATTTGAAGCACAAAAAAGAATGATTGATGGTCCAGAGGATTTGCTTGCCATGATTGACAAAGCAAATAAAGGTATAGTAGAATAATACTATAATGGGATGTAGCTCAGCAGGCAGAGCGTTCGACTGTTAATCGAAATGTCGTAGGTTCGACCCCTACCATCCCAGCCAAGGTCCGTTAGCTCAGTTGGTTAGAGCGTTGCCCTGTCACGGCAAAGGTCGTCGGTTCAAGTCCGATACGGATCGCTAATGTTTCTATAGCTCAGTTGGTAGAGCAGCAGACTTTTAATCTGCGGGTCGTTGGTTCGAGCCCAACTGGAGACACTAGATTATTAATAAACTACTAGAAAGAGTATAATTATGAATATGATGGCAGAAGAAACACAAGAAGTTAAATCTTATGTGCTTGGCCCCCAAGATCGCTGCGATTCTTGCTCTGCTGAAGCTTTAGTTTGGGTAAATGGGGTGGCGGGAGAGCTATTGTTCTGTGGCCATCACTACAACAAATATGAGGAAAAGCTTAAAGATTACGCATTTGAAATTGTTGATGAGCGTGATAAACTAATACAAGATAGACTTATAGGATCTGAAAACTAGAGCACATGGGAGTATCCTAGCTTGGTTTTGGAAGCAGTCTTATAAGCTGTGTATCGTGGGTTCAAATCCCACCTCCCATACTGGAAGGAATGTTATGCCTCGTTTTAATGAAGATATTTTAAATAATATTGATTCTTATAATGAAGCAAATTTAAAGATAAATACCTCAGAGCATCCAGGCGTTTATGATGAAAATCATCCATATTTTTCGCAAAAACATATTGAAACTGTTTATAGAGCACGAGAGAAAAAAACTGTAAAAGAAATTGCAAGTATGCTTCAGCCAAATTCAAATGGATATCGGTGCGATGAATTTGTTGAGCCTAGAGATTTTATCTTTGCGGGTTGCTCTTTTACTTATGGGCATGGAGTTGTAAAAGAAGGAATTTGGGGAAATATAGTATCAGAAAGATTAGGCTTAAAATCATATAATTTGGGAAAAACTGGAAGATCAACGGCTTCAATTATTAATGAAATTTTTAATTATTGTAGAATTTATGGAAATCCTAAAATTATAATGTGTTTATTTCCAGATTTTTTAAGAAAAGAATTATATGTAAATAAAAACAATATAAGCGCAAACTTTCACTCTGATGATGATGTCCAGATTGTGGATTTAATACTTACCAGACAAGAAGAAATGAAGTACTCAAAAAAACCACATGAAATTATTAATATATACCCCAAAGAAGCTGCGATTGTAGAAGCAATAAGAATGATAAAAATTTTAGAAATGTACTGCAACACTAATAATATAAAGCTCCTCTGGTCAACATGGGAAGAGGGTCAGATGGACATGATATCTAAAAATTTAAGTAAGTTTAATAATTTTAGAAATTTTGTTAAATTAAATTTAAATGGTTGGCATGCCCATAAAGAAGATGATATGATGGAAAGATTTCATGATAATGCAGATGCACAAAAATGTCATAAAACAAGTAGTGGTCCTTGCAGCACATATACCGATTGTCATTCAGATTTAAGAAAAATTTATGGCAATAATTTTGATATTCCATTTGATAGAAACCCAGATTCCACAGAGGGAAGAGAGCATGGGCACTCTGGTGTGCATGTTCACGTACACTGGGCAGAGTCATTTCTAGAGGCATTGGAGGATTATGATGAAAGAAATCTGGTATGATATTTATATTTATGTGCGTAAAATAATAAAGCATTTTAAAAAAAACAAAGATAGGTTCATATACTAATGAATATATTGGGCTATAATGAAACATCCCATGATGCTGCCATGGCATTAATTGATGATGAAAATATTTTGTTTGCAGGACATGCTGAAAGATATAGCAAAAAAAAGAATGATTGGTATAACAATAATGATATATACCGTGATTTACTTAGTTATGGTATGCCCGATGAGGCTGCTTATTATGAAAAATCCCGCCTAAAAAGATTAAGAATTAAGTTGCGTGGTGGGGCAGCCGATTGGAAGCCTGCTCACAAAGGAATAAAAGCAAAAGAGTTTAAGCACCATTACTCTCATGCAGCAGCAGGATACTACACAAGCCCATTTGATGATGCTGTAATTGTGGTGCTAGATGCTATTGGAGAATTTAATACATCAACAATTTGGACGGGTATTGGAGAAAACATCTCTCTTATAGAAAAAAGAAATTATCCATTAAGTTTTGGCCTATTCTATTCAGCTTTTACAAAGTTAATTGGTCTTATGCCTAATCAAGAGGAATATATTATGATGGGTATGGCTGCTTATGGTAATCCTCATAAATATTTTAATAAAGTCAATGAATATTTTCCAAGTATAAATAAGCAAAAATACAACTTTCACAAAGGAATTACTGATTGGAATATTATTAGTGATCAACAAAAATTTGATATAGCAGCAGCAGTTCAGCTTGTATATGAAAGAAGACTATACGAGTTTATGTCTTATGCAAGAAAGAAGACTGGGAAAACAAAACTTGTATTTATGGGTGGTTGTGCATTAAATTCTTCTGCAAATACAATTTTATGGGATTTATTTGATGATGTTTGGATTATGCCAAATCCAGGAGATGCTGGATCAAGTTTGGGTGCTGCATTGGCATTGCGGGGTGAACATATAAAATGGGAAGGTCCGTATCTTGGCTACGATTTAGGCAATGAATATCCTGTCGAAAAAGTGATACAGTCTTTAATTAACAATAAGATTGCTCCAGTGGCAGCGGGACGTGCAGAATTTGGTCCCAGAGCTTTAGGGAATAGAAGTATATTGGCAGACCCCAGAGATCCAGACATTAAAGATAAAGTGAATTTAATTAAACAAAGAGAATTATTTAGGCCATTTGCCCCTGTAGTTATGGAAGACTATGCACATGAATGGTTTGATATTCCATCAAAAGCTACAAGTCCATACATGCAATATACATTTAAATGCTTAAAGCCAGATCTTATTCCATCTGTTGTTCACGAAGACGGGACTTCTAGGGTGCAAACAGTTAATGCCAAGCAACATCCAGGTCTTTATTCAGTATTAAAGCAATGGTATGAAATTACAGGGGTTCCAGTTCTTCTTAACACTAGTTTAAACATTAAGGGTCAACCTTTATTGAATGATTGGAATGATATTGATGAATGGAATAAAACTTATAATAGTGCTATAATTGTATAAGGTTGTGGGCGACACACCTTAGTATGGATATAGTTACACATAAACATGTACCCGCAGCGTAAAAGTTCGGGGAGATAGGGCAGCGTCATTCGGTGCTGGAATATTCGCCCACAGCCCTTAAATTTAGGAGTAAGTTATGCCACTCACAAACATGAATAACTTGACAGTTTTGGGTGATGATATATATGTATATAAAAATTTTTTGTCAAAAGAAGAATGCGACTATATATATGGTTTATTGGAAAGTTCTGAAAAAGAAAGTTGGGGCAAGATGTGGGGCGATGTTGATGAAAGTATTAGCCCAAAAATAAGCCCCGAAATGATTGTCTCTGAGTTAATTATTTCAAGATTATCTGATTTATCAAATAAATATGAAGTTAAGCAAAATAGATTATTTACAAAAATGGTCAAAGGAAATTCTTGGGGAGAGCATTCAGATAATGCTATGTATCAAGAAATAAGAAAAAAATCTAATCTGCTAAAAGATGGTGATGATTTTAAAATAATTCATAATACAGCATATGGAGTTGTAGTTTATATAAATGACAATTACAAAGGCGGAGAAATATTTTATTCTAAGCAAAATATTGTTTATAAGCCAAAAGCTGGGGATTTAGTGATTCATAGTTCAGAAGAAAAATGTGAGCATGGAGTTAAAGTAATGATTGAAGGATCAAGATATGCTTGGTCAAGTAATTTAGGTAATTCAATAAGGATTCCAGTTGAAAAATAATTTACTTGATTCTTTTAATAAAGCTCGTGCAAATAAAAAACCATTGCTATTAAAAAATCTTTTTTCTAATGTGCCAGGCTGGGAAGATTTTATAAATAACTTGTACAACAAAGCGCATTCTGATCAATTAATGCAGTATAGTCATGGAAGAAATTTAAATGATATTGCGGTGTATAATTACCTTGATCCATTCGTTGCCTTTGCTGCAAGTCAAGAAGATGAGAATGGTCTTAAAGGATTAAAAAGTGTTTCTGATTTCTTTAGATCTTACTTGGATATTGACTTTTTTAATATAAAATCAATCATAAATTTTGCGGGACATGAAGCTGATTACTATAAGCATGAAGATCCAAATGATGTTATATCTTGGCATTGCATTGGAACTGTTGAGTGGAGAATATATAGCGGTGATGATTATGAATCTTATATTCTTGAACCAGGAGATATCTTTTACTGCCCCAAAGGAACAATGCATCAAATAGTTGTTTCGGAGCCAAGAGCCTCTATAGTTATGGACTATTTCAATCCTATGGATAACTGATGTATAATTAGTCTATCATGACTGATGCCCACAAACAATCACTTAATCTACATTTGGTAACCTCAATACCAGAGCATGCTCCAAGAACTTCTGATCCATATTATAAGTATTTTATGGCAGCAAAAAAAAGGATAAAAGCTCAAGGACTTTGGAAATGTATCATTAATGATGATTTATGTTCGGGGGAACCAGAACTTCATCATAGCTTTGTAGAGTTTAGTCAAATTGCAAATATGGACCCAAAAAAGATTGAAGCAGCTTTTGGGCTTCATTTTGAGTCTGACGATGATTTTCAGAAATGGATTGAAAGTCCAGGCAATCTTGAGGTTCTATGTGCTTCTCATCATAGAACACATTTTGGAATACATTCTATACCCGCCCCTTTATGGGAGACTTTTAGATTCAGAAAAACGGGGACTGAACCCGCTGCTGAGGTAATAACACAACAAGATAAGTGATATAATTAGCTTATGAGTATTGAAAAAGATTTTGCAGCCAACTCTGGCCGAATAAGTGGCGGAGTTGGCTGGTCCATTCAATTTAACACTCCAGACTGCCAACATGGCTGGTCAGTAGTAAAAGAAGGAACTGGGCAATCAATAGGTTGCTATTTTAAGGAAGAAGATGCTAAAGAAGCATTAGGAGCGTTGGCAGTAACAGAGCCCATTGTAAATAAATGTATGACTTGTGGTTGTGATGATTTAGGAAACGATCACCATTATATATCAGATACAGAAAAGTGTGCATATTGCGTACAAAAAGGGCAGGGCCCATGCTGGGATGGCTATCAATACGCTGGAACTAAAGAAGATGAGAATGGCAAAACTGTTCCCAATTGTATTCCAGTTAAAAAAGATGATGGGATTGGGCCCTTAAGTTTTTGGAACGGATCTTTTGCCCCAGTCATGGGAAATCAAAAGGTTCAGTATAGCTGGATGTCAACATATAATTCTCCACCACAAAATGATGGCAAACCTTCTGTTGGATATGGGAATCATTCTGACTCAAGAGGTAGAAGCAATCAATGAGTTTCAGAGAAAAGCTTTCTTTTTATATAAATAAGTATCCATCAAGAGTGTCGGGATATGTTTCTGCATTAATAATGAATACAGCTTTATATTTCAAGCATTTCCCAACAAGCTTGTTTATCCCAGTTGTCATGCTTCTCATCATGTTCGGTGAGGGTGCTCAAAGAAAAGAAGATGCTAAAACATTAAAAGCTTTGTATACAGAAAATGATACATCAAAGCCAGATGATGAAATTATAAATGAGATGTTAAAATCAACTGAGACGGAAAAGAGAAAATAATGGAAGAGTTAAATCAGTTATTAGTTAAATTGCAATCTATGGTTGTAAAAATGTGGGGACAGAGCCACGGGTATCATTGGAATGTTGAGGGACGCACATTCAAGCAGGATCATGCATTCCTACTAGAGATCTATGAGGATGTATTTGATTCTATTGACACATATTCAGAAAATCTACGCAGACTTGGGCATAAAGCACCATTCGGTGTAAGAGCATGGGATGACAATAGTGATCTTGAAATTAATGACTCCCCAGATTTAGATTCAAGAGTTATGTTTCAAGAATTATCTAAAACAAATCAGATAGTAATTGCTATGATTAGACACACATTTGATAAAGCTGCTGAGTTAGACGAGCAGGGACTTTGTAATTTCTTAGCGGAACGTGAAGATAAACATAAGTTTTGGCAATGGCAGTTGACATCAACACTTAAGTAATAGTATAATATCTCTATGGACGCATTAATTATAGGTGATAGTCACGTTTTGCGTTTAATTAAAACATTGGGTAAACCACAGCCACATTCTGATTGTAACTGTGAGGAAAAGCATTCTATTTATACTCAAGGTCTTCCAATTGAAATGAAAATGTCATTTCATAAAGGCAAATGTGCTTGGAAGAGTAAAGAAATTATTAATGAAATAAACCCTTGTGTTAAAAAAAATGTTAAAAAAGAAACAATTATTTTACCTTCATTTGGATTTATTGATTGTAAAATTCAATTAAATAGGTATAATGATGTTGAAGAAACCGTGTCAAGATATATGCAAGCGTATTTTGATTCTTTTCCAGAAAATGAAATTAGATTTATAGAGCCTATGCCACAATTTATAGATGATCAACTCATCGGTAATGGTAGGGAAATTCATAAATTTGAGTCAAGATATAATAATTATAAAAAGTTTGTTTATTATTTAAGAAGTAAATCAGAGCTAAATGGATTAAAAGAGCCGATTAGCATTGAAAAAATATTAGGCGTTGATCAGCTTGATGAATCTTATGAGTGTCATGAGTGTGCTTATTGTTTAGAGCCCGAGAGTATCGGTATAAGATGGGATCATTTAAAATTTAATTACAATAAAATAATTTGTGAAGAAATAGTAAAAGAAATAATGTAACAATGCCCTCGTAGCTCAGCGGAAGAGCGGACGGTTTCTACCCGTTAGGCCAGGAGTTCGAATCTCTTCGGGGGCACTATAAGCTGTATTCTTTTTCTTCAATATATGTTTTTTGTAAATTTTGCATTCTTTTATTTGTAGATTCTTGATGGTAATACGAATGATGGCTGGGTAGCATCGGGTTGTAAGGACTATCATCTGGAGTGTAATCTTTAAGTAAGTCTAAATTAACATAAAATTTAGATCTTATTATATTTGAATGAGTATATCTAATTCCAGATTTTACAAGCAAAACTCCATGAGGAACCTCCACACAATGTACTAAAAGATCTCCAGATTTAGGCTTATACTTTATGTTGTATTCTGGATAAGAAATTTCCCCACCCTCATAATCATCATTTAAATAAATAATGAAGGCAAATGGGTTTAACAATATTTCTTCTTTTTCTCCAGTGAAGCTTTCATCAACGATCATGTCAAGCAAAGGATTCATGTGATTTACAAAATCAATATGAACTTTTTGACCATCTCCAGGAAATCTTACTTGAAATTCTGTCATATCTTGAAAATAAATTTCATCATCAATAAAAAGTGATTTAAGTCTATCACCGTACATTGAGAATGATTCTATAGTGATAGTATGTTGATCTTTGGATAAATCCATCATTGAGTCTAATTGTAATCGTATTTGTTTTATTTCGGAGGGCGATAGAAAATTATGATAAACAAAAGCTTCATCGTGAATTTTTATAAAATCTTTATCTAACTTAATACTCATGTTGTCTTGAAGAATTGACATAGTTCACCCTGTTCCTGTATAATACAATTATACTACTAACAAAGGAAAACCATGAAAGCGAAAAAAATAGTATCAATTATTGGATTAATTGCAATCGTCGGGTACCTAGCAATTTTGGGTATTGCAAAAGCATCTGCAGCAATCAGTCCGACTGTAGCCATCATTGATACTGGATACGATCCCTCTGTATCTCAATTTGCTGGGAAAATTATTCATGAAGAATGTTATACAACATTTTTTGCTTCTTGCCCTAATGGAAAAACAACCATGAGTGGTGTGGGTGCAGCAGCATTATCTGCATCTCAACTTTCAGTTACTGGTTCAGGTCATGGAACAGAAATGTTGGCGGGAGAAATTGCTACAAATCCAAATATCAATTTTGTATATATTAGAGCGTTTTCAATAGAAACAAAGCCATCTCTATTGATTTCTCCATATGATAGTGATTTGCCAAAGATATTGGATTGGATTGCTGCAAATGCATCAACATATAATATTCAAGCAGTATCCATGAGTTTTGCAAGAGCAGTATCGGGGGCATGTCCTATCAATGCAGCACTTGCATCATCAACATCAAAATTGACATCTCTAAATATTCCAGTCTTTGCAGGTGCGGGTAATGAAGGAAATCAAAACGCAATTGATTTTCCAGCATGCAATACAGGAATAATTGCTATTGGTGGTGAGATGAACAATGTCCCAGCATATTGGAGTAACTACAGCCCAAATATTGGATGGGATGCTTTAGGAACACTTACGTTAAATTCAGTAGGTAATAAGCCAGTAGTCTCAATTGGAACTTCTATTGCTACACAAATTTCAGCAGCATCATGGGTGGCAATTCGTCAAGCAAAACCTACATTAAATTATCAACAAATCTACTCTTTAATTCGTAATACTGCAAGTATGTCTAACGCAGTATATGCAAAAAATGTCCCTACTTTAAATCTGACAGCAGCATTGAAGTAGTGTATAATTAAACTATGGATGAGCCAGATTTTGACGAATTTTTTGACAATATGACCGATGAAGAAACAGAGCTGGTAATTCAGTACTTGGTGGACCATGGTGCAGCGGAATGGGATGGCATTGATGCTTACGGCGAAAGAATGTTTAGATTTAATATGGAAGTTTTGGCAGTAGTTATGCCCGAATTATGGCAACAAGTCATGGAGGATGTTGATAATACCCTCCTGGAGCTATTTGAGGCAGGCCTAGCAAACGTGGAATATGACGAAAATCTTTTAGCCACAATCAGTTTGACCGAACAAGGTGAGCAAGCCCTAAAAGCTTTGGGTATTGATTTCCCAGAAACTGACTTCTAATTTTTAGATTAATAAGGTATAATAAACACTAAGGTGGTGATTTAAATATGGACAACAATCAGCAAGGTAAAGATGGCGGAACACAGCAACCAGCATCCGCTACTCCAGTAACAGAGCAAGCAGGACCAAACGGTGGCGCACAGTCACCATCAGTTAAAGATTTAGGTGTTAATAACCCAGCAAAGGCAACCACACAGGGTGCTTTTACAGGAAAAGATGTTTCAATGACAACTCCTCAACGTGCAGGTGGACCAATTGCAACAACAGAGCCAGGATCTCACGCATAATGAATGGTAATAGTGTGGAAAAATTTTTCGAGGATGTAAAGGATGCTTTTATTAAAGCAATTGGAACTTCTTCGTCAGTAGATCAAGAGCGTGACGAAAGAAGCGTTGAGAACTATGTAAGACAGACTGCAAATACAAATGTAATTGCACCACAACCTAACGACTACACGATTGGAGGAAACACAATGTCAGATCAAACAACAGAACCAGATCCAAAGGGCAACATAGCTGTTCAGAAAGATTTTCCAACAGCATCAGGTACTCTAGTAAATCAGGAGACACGTCCCGAGGGCGATGTTTCAGTTTCAGATGCACCTAACAACCCAGGAGCTGTTCCTAATCAGGAAACAATTCCCAGTTCAGCAACTTCAGCAGTTGCACCATCACGTGATGGTGAAATGAACCAGCCTACAAAGATCACTAAATCTACTACCTGCCCAGATTGCGGTGGATCAGTAGTTCATGAGTGCTATGGCGACTCATCAGATGTAACAAAGGCTGCAGGCGCAGATGAAGTTACAGAAGAGAATGATAACGATCAGCCTATGACAAAAGCTACAGATGCAGAATCTAAAGAAGAAGATGCAAAAGAAACTGCAGCAGATGAAAAGGCAGAGATGAAGAAGTCCCTTTGGGGCGGAGCATTCGCACCACTTAAGTAAATTATATATACGTATATATTCGCATAAGGACGGGAAACCGTTCTTATGTGTTTTTAGGAAGGAAATCATGAGAGCATTAGTTTTTGGCAGTAAAGAATGGACAGATTATAATGATTTGATCCGTCAAGTAACTCTATTACTTGAGGACAATAAACATCATTATCCAGACGACAAAGAATTTATTTTTGTACATAAAGGACAGCATGGTGCTGAAAACATGATCACAGAATATATTGGCAAGGTCGAAAAGCTAATAAAACAAAATGGATATAAGATTAAAGAAGAATTAATTAGAGATAAAGGATCTTTGTCTGACGTAAAGATGATTGAGTCTGAACCTACAATTGCCCTAATTTTTGGTGATTCTCCAAGAAATAAGCAGTGTATGAAGCTTCTTGACGTATACGGAATCCCGTATAGATATTTTGCAAAATAGGCTTGACAGATAATTATATCACTGATACAATAGAATACATCTACTAGTAGAAAGAAATAAATTGACAAATATAGAGCCACTAGGTGGACTTGTTTTAGTAACTAAGGTAGAGGAAACAGATAAAACAACTAAATCTGGCTTAGTTATAGCAGCATCAGTAGTAGAACAGCACCTTTCTCGTGGAAAAATTGTAAAATTAGGTCCAGGAGAGCGTGATCAAAATGGAGTTATTCATCCATTACCACTAAATATTGGAGACGTTATTATTTATAACGAAATCCATGCAACTGAAATATCCGACAACGCTGGCGATAAATACTATTTTATTAGCTGGAGAAACCTATTTGGAACGGAAAACAATGGCTAAGATCAAGTTTAATTATGAGCAAGCTCATGATTTTGTGGCTAAAAACAAATCTAACGGCTTCTACTGGGATGGATATACTATCGTAAGATGGATTCCAAGCCCAAAGGGTTACACACAAACAAACGGTGTGTTCAAGAATAACCAATGGGGCGAATCATTCCGTAACCCGCTAAATGTAAACGGGGAATGGGATATCCCAGAGGCTTATGGAAAATTTATTTAATTTTATTGGCATTGATGACCAAGATGCAGAGTGGTATCACCTTGCATCTTGCAATGGCATGACAACAAGCAGTGAGTATGATTGGTTTTACGATCTTTATGAAACAGACAAAGAGGCAGCAAAACAAGTTGACCAGCTATGTATTAGTTGTCCAGTAATTAAAATTTGTCATTCAGAAGGCGTAAAGAATAAAGAAAAAGGTGTTTGGGGCGGGGTCTACATGGATCTTGGCAGACCAGATAAGCAGTACAATGAGCATAAAACATCCGAAGTATGGAAGAGATTAAAAAAGCTTCATGGAAAAAACTAAGTATACAAAAGAGATAGCAAAGAAGATACGTGAGTTTAAGCCTCCCGTAAAGAACTTGCTTTTAGATATTAGGGATAGACCTAACTATCTTGCTTTAACTGTATACGAAAGTAATATCATGGAGTATAACGAATCAGATAGAATGGCAATCATGAACTATCTGTTACTTGTAAGACAGCTTATTCAATCATTTGGAGTACCATGCGAATTGGAAGGGATGAAGTATACTGATGAACAACTCAGAAGAAGAAGATCTCGCTGAAGACACAATTACGTATGTTTATTTGCCAGATGATGGCATATATGGAACAATTGTAACTCATGGTGCTTGGGCATCCATGATTGAATATTTTGATGGTGGAATTGGTTACATCATAGAAGTACCCAATGATGAGTTTATTGAAGTTAATGAAATAGGAATCGGCTATATAAATGAGGAGAACATTTAATGCTTTGCTTTAGTTGCAATAAATCAAGACAGAACTTAATTCCAACCAAGTCTAGTTTGTTGGCAGGAATACAGTTATTCCTATGCCAGTCATGCGTTGACCTAAAGTACGAGCCACGATGGGTTATAATTTTGGCGGGTCGTCAAAAGGGTGCAGATCATGTTAGAGAGCATATTGTTAAGAATCTATATATAGGAAATAAAATCTCGGCGGAGGAAATAATTGCTTAATATAACTAATGATGTAAAAGAATTTCAAGCAGAAGATGAATGTGTAGTTTATTTTACTGCAGAATGGTGTAACCCTTGTAAACAGTTAAAGCCACATTATGGCAAAGTATCAGTAATTGATACTGAAACTAACTATTATTTAGTAGATGTTGACAAGATTGACTCGTCTACTGTAGAATATTATGGAATCAAAAGTATCCCCCAAATTTTCACAATGAAGCGAGGAGAAATTGTTGATCGTATTGAATCACGTACTGCTGAAGCAATTTTGGAGGAGCTAGGTAAATGACAACTATTGTTGCAGTATGTAAAAATGGTAATGTTACAATGGGGGCTGATTCTCAAGTTACCGATGGTGCCCGTCCAAATATGCATGCCAGCATGCAAAAAATTACCAAAAATAATGGTTGGCTTATTGCAGGTAGTGGAGATTCACAGCCTTGCGATATTCTTCAGCACGTTTTTATTCCTCCAGTTCCGACTGTTAAAGAAAGAGAAAACCTTTATCGTTTTATGGTGGTGAAGTTTATTCCAGCAATGAAAGAATGTTTAGAAGATTATGGTTGGAAAGAAGAAAAAGAAGATAAAGATTCTGGATTTAATATGCTTTTTGCATTTGATGGAGAAGTATTCGACATTGGAAATGATTTTAGTGTTTTGCTGAATAGCGACGGCATATACGGTGTTGGTTCTGGATCACTTATCGCTATTGGTGCGTTGTATGCAGGTGCAAGTGTAGAGAAATCTCTTGAAATTGCAACTAACAACGATATTTATACGTCTGGACCTTTTCAGATTGTTAAACAACAGAAACAAGTTAAAAAATAATGCTAGATGTTAGAGGAATACCAACTGCAGA